TCAGCATGCTGATTTTCATACCTTTTATATTCCAGGCCGAATAGTGCATTCAATCCTGGCTCTAGTTCTTTAACTAGTTGTGATCGTGATATAGCCATAATTTATTCTCCTATTCTCCTATTACGATTGTAGTTCTAACAAGTTAGGAACAACTACAACAGATCTGTAAGCAGCATTAGTATCGTTTTCTGGATCTTCTGCTGATCTTAATAATCTAAATTGTTTGTCGTCATTACCTGTTACACCAATATTTAAAGTTGCTTCTGATTTACCAGTTGTGTTGTCACCAGTAGAAGTATTCATATCATAAGTTTCTAAATACCCTGCTTGTGCCACTGCGTCATCAGTTGCTACTACATATTGTTGTGTTGGGTTGTCTATTACAAAAGCGTCGATGTCTTCGCTGTTTGCAGGTGTAATTGGTTGAAGGTAGAAATTCGACCAAGTTGGCTTTAAAGTGTTAGCCGCATTGTAGAATATCCCATTCAGCACACCAATGATTGGTGCAGCTGCTGTTTGACCATTAACTATATAACCTGCAGCGCTAGCCACAGCTCCGCCATTGTAGATAGTAGTTGTATAGCCGGCGTCGATTTTATATTTTCCTTGACCAGAAGTCGCTGGAGTTTGTCCTAGCGTTCCTGCAGGAACTAAACCGAAACCTTGTGTGTTTCTATTAGCCATATTATTGTCTCCTATTACAATAGTTTAGTTGTTAGTTTAATTCGATGAACTAGAAATAACAAAAAAATTATTTCTTTGTACCACCGAAGGTTACACGAGACTGCCTATCAACATTGATTGGCATCCTCTGGTCCTGCTCCTTCATAAGATCGTTTTTAACTGCTTCGTCTCTTTGTTTATGACGGTTAGTCATATACTCTTGACGTTGTTGCGCGATCTCTGTTGGTACCTTCGCAAGTAAAAGGCCACCTACCCCAATCACTCCCTTGTATTTGCCGTCTTCGACAACAGGATAGTCAGATGCATTTTCAACTTCTTCAGATCTAACAAGTTCATAACCTTCTCTTAATCGTCCAGTTACGTTTTTAGTATCTTGAAAGCCTACGCTCTCTGCTCTAATCCATCTATACCTGAATCCATCAGGTGCAGGGGGTGCATCTAGAGAAGATGGTGGAACCCACACTTTTGGTCTTTCAGACTTTGACCGTGTTTGGTCCGCACGTGAAGTTTTATTTTCTTTTTCCATGTTACGCTCCTTCCTTCGCGTGTTTTAGTTGTTTTGCGTATTCTTCGAGTGGCACACCTAATTTTTTAGCTATTGCTACCTGTGACGATGTGAGTTTCACAGTTTTGCGACCAGGCTTTACACTTCTTGAAGCTGAAGCCACCGTCTGAACGGGGGTGGTCGATTGCTTAGTATTAGTATTACCAAATTTATGCGGAAAGTCAACTCTGATTCTTTTGTCAACTTCTGCATAATACTCATCAGAGTTAGGGTCATATCCTTCCTTTTCAGTCAGATCTTTGTGTATTTCAAAAGCCGTGTAAGTCATAGCTCTATCCGTACCAAACCATGGGTTTTTAGCTGCCCAATCTTCTGCTCTAGGATCTGGATTTGACGCCTCAGATGTATCAGTTGTTTGATACGTCTGCGCTGGTTGTACAGGTGTTTCTACCTGCTTTTGTTTAATCTCTCGCCCTTCTTTAGCTACTTCAAGTTTCGCATTCTCAAATGTAAGTTGTGCGATTCTTTTGTTAGCTTCAACTTGACCCGCTGCATCACCTGCTTCAATAGCTGCTGCTAATTCTTTTTGTGCAGCTTCTAAACCAGTCTTGATACTTGTTTCAAATTTCTTAACATATTCAGAATCAGTTTTTTCAAACCTTTCTTCCAATGCTTTTCTTTTTTCTTCTACAGCTCTAGCATAATCAACTGCTGCTTTTTCCCTTCTTTCGGCTTCTCTCATTTTACGAGTTAATTTCGCAATACGAGCTTGAACACCTTTACTGTAGTCTTCTAATTCGTCATCCTTCTTACTTGTTTCTTGTGTAGTTTCTTCTGTCCCTTGTTCCGTGTTCGATGTTTCTTGATTCTCTGAGGCTGTTTCAACAACAGACTCATCTTTTGTTTCTTCAATATCTACTGTAGCATCAGGACCTGATGTATCAATATCTACTGTTTTGTTTTCTTCTTCTGGCATAGCGTCTCCTTCCTATGTTTTAGAACTCATGCAAGATGTCCTCTGGACTATCAATTGTTGCTAAAACTTCATCGTCGTTTAGCAGACGAATCTCGCCACCATCTATTTTGATTCGTGATCCTGCATATCGTGCAAACATCACCCAATCATTGACCTTGCACCATGGACCATCGGGATATCTCTCCTTATCCTTATAACAGTCTGGACCCATAGCCAATACCAAACCTACTTGAGAAGCAACTTGCTGTCGCTCTAAAGTATCTTCAGCTAACAATAAACCACCTTTAGTTTTATCTTTCATTTTGAAAGGCAAAACTAACATCCTCCAACCCGTAGGTTTCGGTAGTTTAGGTTCTTCTTTTTTTTCGGATTTATTTTCTGATTTTTTAACGCCGACTAATTCATTGTCGGGCATTATTATTTTTTCACTCTTCTGATCTCTCAGTTTCATTTTTTTGCTCCTTATCTTCTAGCAGGTTAGAGATTTCCTGTTTAGTTGCCTCATAGGCATTTATTTGTCCTATTATATACTTGTAATTTTCCATACTGTCAACCCCACCAGAAGTGACGTTTGTAGACAGTGCATCCAATCTGTTATTTAAGTATCTAAGAACTTTGTTTATTACTGTTTCTAATTGCATTTATATCCGCTACCTTTCCTTTGTTTTCGCCTTTCTTAATAACATATTTTTGAGTACCGTTTGCTCCGGTATCCACTTCTTTTTTCAAATCTTTAAATAAAGATTTTTCTTTACTTTCTTTTTCTTTTTTTTGAAGAAAAGATTCTATGGTTTTTGAGTCTCTCATAAGCCTCCTCTATTGCAATAAAAAAGTCATCAATTGCACCTAAAATTTTATACATTATTTTATCAAACATTAGCAATTCCACTTTCTTAATGATTTATTTATTCTTGAATCTGGATCTCTTGCAGTTTTAGCAGAAGTTAATCTTTTTTTCATACCTTTCATTCTAGCACAAAATGATTTTCTTCTCTTAGCAGCTTTAGATCCTTTTTTTAATTTTGATGGTTTAGTTGTAACTGCAGTTTTTAATTTAGAACCTGGGTTTGCTGCTCTATAAGATGCAACACCTTTTTTATTTAATCCACCAGACTCAGATTTACCTTCTTTACGTTGCCACGCTGGTGATTTACTTCCAGACCTAAACTGCTTTCTATACATTACGCTTGAGATCTTTTAATAGCCTTTGCTGTAGGTGCACCCTTGTCACCTTTTTTTCTCATTTTCTCACCACGTTTTCTTTTTTGATGAATGTTATACCAAAGACCTTTTTTTGCTTTTTTACCTTCTTTAGTTATGTGATATTTATTTGACATTATACCTTCTTCGCTAGTTTTTTATTTATTTTTTCTTGAACTTTTTCTGGAAGTTTTGCAAAACCTTTTAGTTTGCTTGGAACTTTTTCACCGGACTTAGGTGAACCAAATTTTCTTTCAACTCTATCTTTGCCTTTTGAAATACCAGACTTAGTTGGTTTTTCACCTCTAGTTTTTTGAAGTTTTTGTTTTATATTTACAATAGCATCATCGATTTTTTTATTAGTATCTTTGTATTGATGAAATACTTTACCTTTTATTTTAGCCATGTTAATTTTGTGCTGTGACATTTTTTGATCCATCTCTGTTTTTGGAATATTTGGTTTTACTGATTTGATATCAGGTGAAGTTTTTGAACCTTTTAATACATTTTTAATTGAATTAAACGCTTTAAAATATTTAGACATTGTTTATTTCCTTTTAATTAAATCAGTTGCTTTTAATCCGTAAACGCTCGCAATGACGCCTACAAAAATCGTTTGATACCAAAATGGAAGTTGTGAAAAGTATTCAAAGAACAATTTCATTTTTTCCATCGCACTTGGATCGTCCGAAAACACTGCCCATGATAATAACGCAATTGGAGCCGAAAGCAATAATAAAATGAATTCGTCTTTCCAGTCCGAATTTCTTGATTCTAATAATTTGCCTTGATATTCCGCTTCTCCGTTCGCCATTTTTTCTGCATGACGCATTTGTGCGTCCGCCATAAGCATTTTAGTTCTTTGACGGTTTTTAAAAATGTGAGAGCCAGCTTGAGCGGCTAATTTAATAGCGCTAAACCACATATTAGTACCAAGTAGCTTTTCTTTTCTTTTCAGCTAACATTCCTTTTTGACCTTTGACCTGTTCTTTATCTCCCATTGGCAAACCATTGAACGATTTGTCAGCTGTAGTCTTAGATCTAGGATCTACTTCTACATTTTGATCAGGAATGTTAATCATTTTTTGTTTTTTATAGTTCATCATAGTTTTTTACCTTTTTTTAATCTATTATATCATTATTCATTGTCAATAACAGACATTTGTTTAATTCCTTTGCCTGCAAGGCTTACTCCAGCTCTTAATTTAGCTAAATCTTCGTTTTGTTCCATCTTATCTTCAGCTAATTCCTTCGCTTGCATTAATTTTGCTCTGTTTAAATCGTTTTGAGCTTTGTCATAGTCTTTTTTACGTTCATTTTCCATTGCTCTTAGGTCAACTTCACGTGCTTTTAGCTTCAATAGTGGGTCTGAATCAAATTGAGAAGTAATTTTGTTCTCTTCTTTCATAAAATCATCAGTCATTTCAGCTACCAACACTGCTTTTCTTGCTTCAACCTGTTGTGTCATCTGTTGAAGTTGTTGTTGAACCTGTGGATTAGCTGCTGCTTGTTGTTGCATCATCTGCATTTCAGCTAATTGCTCTCTAAATTCAAGTTGAACTTGCTCTTGAGCCATAATTGAAATGTGTTCTAGTATATTTTTTTGTATTGAGGCCATAATCGCAGGATTATTTCTAACCATGTTAGTTGACATAAAGTTTAAATGCGCTGTGATGTGAGCTTGATGGTCTTGACCTGGGAAAGCTTGGAAAGGTTTACCACCTAAAGCATTAATATGTTCTAAACTTGGATCCATTGGAGCCATTGGCGCTGGTGGAGGTAGAACTGCATCTACATCTTTTACTCCAATTGCTTCATACATGTTTCTATAAACTTGATACATGTTGTGTAAGTTTGGATTAGCAGTTGCAATTTGTAATTGCGTTTGTGCTAAAGTAATTCTTTGAGACATTGAAAATATATTAGGATCCGCAACTGGGATTACATCTACTCTATCATCAAAATCTGTTTGCTTAATATTTCTTGCACCCCCTACAACATCATAAGGATATTCTGGTGGTAAATATTGTGCAACTATTTTTCCTAATAATTTAAATTCACTCTTCATTGCTGCATAACATCTTTTGTGTATTGCAGACATAACTCTTGAACCACGTTCTAATAATGCAACAGTTGTACCTACAGCTGCTCCTTGGTTACCATCACCAACTTGCATATCAGCAATAGCCGCGAATCTTTGACCTGCTTGAACAACAACTCCTAATAATTGTAATAATGTTGGAGAAGGTTCTTTGTATGGTAAAGGAAAAAATGCATCTCTTAATGATCCACCCGGTGCATCTACATCTTTAAACTCACCTGGTTGAATTGGAGAAGCTTCATCTCTAACTCTTACACCACGTTGTTTAAATCCTGCAGGTAAGTTTGCAAGTGTACCCGCGTCTAGCAATTGACGGAGAGCCGTCGTTGCTGTACGGCTCAAACCGCCAATCATATGAATGAGACCAAAGCCATAAAATCCTAGTCCTGGCAGAAATTTGAAATGGACGAAGTATTGGATTTTATTTTTCTTTATGTCATCGGGTGCATAGTTCCTTCTAATAGAAAGAACTTTTCTACTACCTTCTTCGACTGTTACGATGTAAGGTAATTTTATTCCAGTTGGTTCGCCATCAGCTCCAACGTCTTCGAAACCTTCTAAATCTAAATTAGTATGACATTCCAATAAAGTGTACATGTCATCTTGTTTTCCAGATTTTCTTGTACCTTCTAATTCATGTTCTTTTTTTTCTAACTCATTAGAATCGTTAGATCCAGGTGTTCCTAATTCAACATCAGAATAAAAGCCATTGACTTGTTGTTTTCTTAATTCGTTTTCAGAAATTTTTACAGTATGAATTACTGCCTCCGCATCATCTAATGAGGTAGCTGTATACGGGACAACTAATTCATCTGCTGGTACAAACTTTGATACCACTCTTCCCATATTTACATCATAGTAAATTTTTTTAAATGTTGATCCTGATAATGGTAAATGAAATAACATAGAATCAAATTCAGATTCATATTCTTTCATTTGATCCATAATTAAATAATTCATGTAATCTTTAACACGTTGAGCTTGTTGCTCTGTTTGTGGATTTTTAATTCCGATTACTTGTGTTCTAACTGGACCATCTGCAGGTAATAATTCTTTGTAAGCTTGAGCTTGGAATTGAGTTACTGCTTCTGCTAATACTGGGTGTGTTGCACCTGAAGCACCTTGGAAAGGTTCTGTTCTATTATCATATTTAAATCCTAATAGGTCTAAACCTTTTGTGTAAGATTGTTCCCAATCTTTTCTTGAATTTTTATAATCCATAAAGTTTTGAACCATTTCATTTCCAATAGGTTCTAAAACTTCGTCTGGTAAAATATCTGCTAAATTATCAAAATGATTTTGTGACCCCATAGTGTTTACTGCACTTGGATCAAAATCAATTGTTGCTCCACCATCTTCTTCTGGTGTTATTTCAACGGGTCCTTTTTCTACTTCTTCCTCAACACCAACTTCTTCTTGCATCTCCTCTTCTGAAGGGATTTCAATTTCCGTACGTGTGTTAGGGAGTCCTTTGTCTATATCTGCCATTTAATACTCCTAGTACCTCTTAACATTGTTTTTAACAGATAGCAACCCTTGAGGCGTTGGGCCTGATTGAGGGGGAATTGAGTTAGGTCTTCTAATTTCTGCTATTCCTCCACCTGCTAAATTAGCAACTCCTCCTGCATCTGCAATTCTTTGCATTGCCTCTTCTTCTTGAAATTGAGATCTCAAAGAATCTAATCCTCCTAAAGTTCTTGCAAAACTTGGAGTAAGTCTTTCTGTTGTTTTTAAATTTATAATATCTTGAGGATTATAACCTGCATTTTGTAACATTTTAATTAAATCTTCATCAGAGTATTGAGTATATAAATTTTTCATTTCTCTCATAGCTTTTAATCTTCTTAAATTAATAGGATCATCTCCTTGAGGAACTGATAAGACACCAAAGTCAGCTTGTTGTTTTCCAGACTGTCCTTGTAAATATTCTTGTGCAACTTTTGTTGCATCTTTAAATGCTTCACTAGATATAACATCTGCAGACTGACCTGCTAATCTACCTTGTTCTCTTGCTTCTGCTGCAGCAGGTAAATATTGATCTATTCTTCCTCTTGATTTTGCAAGATCTCTTTGTTCAAGAGCTTTATTAAAAGCAGACAATTGATCCTGAGCTGCAAACCCTGATCTTAAAATATTTTTATCAGCTGTACTTTCTAACATACGGCCTCGCTCCATTAACATTGGATCTAGTTCTCCTTTATATTTTCTTGGATCTAAATATGATAAATAACTTTCAGCCCATGCTTGATTTAACGGTTTACCACCTAAAACTTTATTACCGATAATCGCACCTTCAAATACTGCTTCACCAAGCAAGGCACCTGGTCCTAAAACATTTTTTAATAAACCACCTCTTGATGCAACTTTAGCAACATCAACTAATTCCTTTGCAGCTTTTTTATTTCCTGATGCTGCTAATTTTTTTTGTTCTATTAAACCGTCTCTAATACACTCGTCACTTAAAGCAAAACCAATACGTCCACCTTCTGCTTTACCAATTTTACATTTATCTAATTTACTATAACTTGTTATGTTTTGTAAAATTTGTTTTCCTAATATATCTTGTGTTTTAATTTCAGGATTTATCTCAGATAAGAAAAACTTCTTATCTTTGTAAACTTGTTTTATGTTTTCTTGAGAAGCTTTTCCATAAGAATCTAATATAGTTTTATCAAATTTTTCATTATAATTTATCTTAGGTGATTGAACTTTATTTTTTTTAGAAAATTCAGCTGAAGTTTTATTAAAATCTTTTATTACATTTTCTATTGGAACAGTTTTTTTATTTACTTTCATAGAAGTTTTACCTTCATTTAGAGCATTTATTATTCTTTGAAAAGGTAGATCAATTTCATTTGCTTTTTTTCTGTTAATTACTTTTTTAATACTTTGAACCTTAGTTGTATAACCCGGTGCTATATCAGCTAAGGCACTTATTGAAAAAATTTCATCTAAATTTTTATTTTTTAAAACCAGTTTAGCTCTTTCTGAACGGAATGTATCAGGGTCTAAACCAAGATTTTTATTTACAATAGCCATTTTATAATCCCTTAAAAGACCAGAAGAAAACCTAAAACTTTTTTTCTTAAATTGAGATTTACCGTCTGCCACCTCGTCATCAATACCAGTTAATATATTATCAACAATATCATTTATAACATTTTGTGTAGGTAACCTCATTCCATCTGGTTTTTTTCTTACACCCTGTATAACTTTTAAATAAGTCATTACATCATTATCGGTTTGTCTAACCATTGCTTCTGCTTTTTTTAAATCTTTTGAAGACATGTTTTTAATGTCTCCTTCTGGAAACTGATCTCCATAAATAATTTTAGCTAAATCTTCACTGTTTGATAAATCTGGATCTAATTTAAACTCATCATTAATTATTTTTAGAACTGCGTTTTTAGTTTCCATTTTCGCATCAGTGGCTTTGGAAAAATTTATTTTAGTAGCTGCTTTTTTCTCTTCTTGTCCTAATTTTTTTAATAAACCTGTTCCGGGTTTTTCATTTATACCTAGTGATCTTGTTATTAACATATCCCCAGATTTACCCTTAGTTAAACCAAAATATTCTTTAATTATGGGTCTTGAAACATATTCACCTTTTTTAATTTTATCTTTAACAAAAGTTTTAATATCTTTTTTAATTTTAGCTGATTGATATCTACTCATAGGTAAATTTCTCTCAGCTTTTAATTTAGTTGCTTCTTTATTAAAAATATCTACAGTTTCTTTTGTAACATTACCAAAATCAAGCCCAGCGCCTTTAGATCTAGGTGTGTAAGTTATCCCGGCTTTTTCAAGAGCGTCTATTACGACTTTGTATGCTGGTGCATAATCTCTTTGTCCTGTAGGAGTAAAAAGTCTTTGAAAGTTTTGTGGACTAAAAATACTTTGTTCTTTACCAAAAGATAAAGCACTTAAACCATCTACAAAACCAGTTCGTCCGCCGTTTTGTTTTGATATACGTTCTTGTGGGCTGTATTCTATAATTCTATCTAGAATAGACATTCTATTCTCCTAATAAGTAAGCAAGACCACCTGATGATAAACCGACTCTACCACCTGATGCATAATCATCATAGTCATAATAATCACCTTGTCTTTTTGTAACGTAGTCAGATGTTTCTCCTATATCACCTTCATTAATTTTTTTAACTTTTTCTTTTCTTTTTTTAGAAGCTATAAATTCTCTCATAGTAGGTCCCTTACCTGTTGCGTATTCTTTTAGTTTTGAAACATCTGTTTCTAAATCACTTATACTACTTCCAACATTAGGCTCTGGGTCGATAGTATAATCATCAGGGCCATTGGATCTTGCAGCTAAACCTTGTTCAAATGTTTCAAACTCATCTGCAGGTTTCATACCTTGTGTAGCTTCATCTGCCTGACCTTTAGTGTAAGATAAACTTACTGGTTCATCAAGCATTACATTTGGACTACTATAATCAACTCTAATAGAATCTGTATCTAAATCTCTATAAACTGTTACTTCATTATCTGCATCAATTTTTTTATTATAAACAAGTTCTCTTTCTTTTGTTGCAAAATTTTTAGTAACATCATCTCCTTCTAAAATAACTTTATTAACTAATGCATCAAACCATTCTGGTTTACCAGCTACATCTGCAGTTTTAACTAATGGAACTTTAGTTACTGCTTTACCAACTTTAGCCGGTTTAAAAAATTTACCAACAATTGGTAGTGCCGCAAGGCCTCCCATTATTTTTAAAAAATTTCTTCTTGATGGATCTGGTGGTCCATCTTTTAATCCAACACGTCCACCTGTTGCAAAATCCTCATCATTCATTTTGTCAATTAAATCTCTAAACTCATCTTCTGTTCCTTCAAACTTACCTTTTCGAACTGCATCAATGTAAGCTTTAGTTACTTCATCCCCTTTTGGATTTTTTAATTCTTCTATTTTATTTATTAGTTCTCTTGCTTTTTCTTTAAACCCTGCTGCTTTAGGGTTTAGTCTACCTAATTTATTTTCTAGTTTAATTATTTCTTTTTTATTTTTACTTATATCTGGACTATAATCTTCTGGACCAAAAACAGTTTTATTTCTTTCAAAGATATGATCTTCAGTTTCAGTTAAAATTCTTTTTGCATCTGCAGCAGACATATTTTTATAATAATCCTCTCGTTTTAAAATTTTATTTGCTTCTTTCATAGCCTCGATTGGATCAAGTTTTTTTATATTTCTTATGATAGAATCTACTTCAGACTTCGGTCTACTGAATCTTTCATTCGCTGCTCTGAACATATCTCGGTCACTTGCTTTTTTACTTTTCTTAGTAACTGTCCCTTTGGTAACATCTCCTGATTGCATCAATGACTCAATGGATTCACCGCCCATGATCCCTGATCCTTCAGGAATGACATTTCCTTTCATGTCTACGACTTCACCTCTTTTACCAAATAGCTGTTCTGTGATTTCTTTTCCTCTTGGTGAGTCTGCAGGAATAGGTTTCATTCTCTCTTTTTTTGCTGCCTCTAAAATATTTAAATACTTAACAACATCTCCTTCACTTCGAATGAAGTCATCCATCTTACCTAGATCTAAACCTGCGTTAGTTAGTTCTGTAACAATCTCAGATGCCTTTGCTTCTGCATCCATTCTACCTGGTACTTGCATGATCCCTGATCCTTGGTCCTTGACCAATGATTTCCTAGCAACGTTTAAAATATATTTTAGAGCGTTAGGTCCCATTAATAATAATTCCTTTTAGTTTTCTCCTGTGGCTCATCCTCGTAATCTTCGGGATGATCAATTAAACCACCTTGTCTGAATCGCATGAGCGCTTGAGTTGTACTATCTACCAAGTCGTCATGATCGCCATATGGGAAAGCTGCGCACTCTTCCATGACATCGTCTGCGAATTTCTGCTCCGGACACCATATCATACCAGATTCAAATAAAGGTGCAACAGAATTTACCCTGGTATGCTTATCGTTTCCTTTTGACGGAGAGTAAGTGACAACAGGTATACCCATCTTTCTCATCTCGTCTGTAAGTGGCTGACCTGATGCTTTCGTTTCAATGATGACAGTTTCAGGATCCCAATATCTCCACTGCTCCCAAGCTATTTGTTTCAACTCAGGAAAATTCCATCTTCCCTTTTTAGCATCGAGCAGCATTAGACTAGCAGGACTATCATCGCTTTCGTAAAAGACGCCCCAGGTTGTGATTGCAGAATAATCGGCAGTTTCTTTTTTTGAAAAAGCTGTATCGTAAGATTGTATGACATGCTTCAATGCAGGTATCCAATCTTTATCCCAAACCTTCCACCAATCACGTTTGATGATAGCTCCTTCTTCTGATGTTGGGTTTTGCATATACTGAGCATTCCATTTAGAAATACTTACAGAAGCTTTTACAGTTTCAAGTTCTTCTAACTTCCAATACTCTGGCCATAACGGTTTGTTGTTTGGTAAGATTGCAGGAAATTCTATAACATCCCATTGATCAGCTTTAGCCTCTCGCTGCGCGTTTAACAGTCGTCCGGTTAGATCTTTAACATTCCATCTTGTCATTACAACAATAATTGCTCCACCAGGCTGTAAACGTTGACGAGGACCTGATGTATACCATTCATAAGCTCTATCCATTGCATCTCTATTCATAGCGTCTTGTTCTGAATGTGGGTCGTCGATGATTAATAAATCTGCACCCCGTCCTGTGATCGCAGAACCTACACCAGCTGCGTAATACTCGCCGCCACCTTCTGTTTCCCATTTACCAGCCGCTTGTGAATCTTCTCTTAATCTAGTTTTAAAAACTTCTTGATACTCTGGAGAGTCAATTAAAGTTTTTGCTTTACGACCAAATCGTATAGATAATTCTGTGGTGTTAGTGGATTGAATGATTTTGAGCTTCGGGTTTTTACCCACCATCCAAGCGGGCAGCAGGTAGCTAGCAAACTCGGACTTTGTATGTCTTGGTGGCATGTTTATAATCAGTCTTTTTAATGAGCCATCAGCCAGCTTGTTAAATTTTTCAGCAACAATTTTATGGTGCTTGCCTTCGATGAAATCAGGCCAAACGTGTTTCACAAAAGCCATAAAATCG